GCCCGAGGGCAGGACGATCTCTTCTTTTCTGAACGTGACGCATTTATACACCACCTCCTCACCACCGTAAAGCGATTTCTCCAGCAGCCGTGAGCACATGTCCCAGAAGCTGACCACGGGGTGAGCCGTGTCCCGGTAGATGTCGATGATCTTCTTGGCCGCTACGCAGTGGATCAGCAAGTCCCGCTCAGTACAGGTGTGCGGAATCTCTTGGAGCTTCTTGACGTTGTCGTCCCAGCCAACGAACTTGTCGATGTACGCAGACGTGACCCCGAGCTTCTTTGCAAACGCCTTGTCGTAGCGTATGGGAGGAGCGCCAAGGAATCCAACGAGAAGCTGGGAAGCGAAAGACGCCCAGCCAAGCCCGTACCCCGCGCCGAGAAGCGCTGACTTTGCAGACTGTCGCAAGTCTGGATGGCTTTCTTTTGAAAGGCCGGGTATGTTGAACATCTGAGAACCGAAAGCGGCATAAGCGTCACTGCCAGACCGGAAGATGTCGAGCATATCTTCGTAATCCGCAAACCATGCGAGTACTCGCGGTTCAATTTGTGAAAGGTCCCCGACGACAAGCTGGTTCCCCAGCGGTGCCATGATTGCTTTGCGTAGGAACGAACCGCGCTTGAGGTTTTGCATGTTGATGGCCGACCCCTTGGCAGCAGTCCAACGACCCGTTGCCGCGCCGTAATAGCTAAGCGGAACCGGGAGCGGACCCCTGCCCGAGATGTCAAGGAACCTTTGCGCACGAGTTCGCTCGGTCGTAGACTTAACCCGTAGACGCGCTTCACAAAGAAGGGCAACGTCTTCACGTTCACCATTGAGCATCGCTTGAAATAGCGCGTCATTTTTTGCGAAAGCAAACGCCTCCTTCCCAGTGGTCTTGCTGACTTTCGTAGGGGGAGTGACGCCCATTGCAACAAGGACTTGCGCAAACTTATCGTTCGACGCGAGTGCAGTCTCCTCCACGCCGAGCTTTTGTAAAAGGCCTTCACGCTTTTCTCCTTCTTCTGATAGCGCTTTGATGAGCATCTCCCGATCCAACACCAGCATGGCGTTGGTGTACATCTTGAGCGTCATGTCGATCAGTCGCAGCTCCTTGGCGGGGTAGCCCCCGACCAAACGCCTGAATATCTCTTCACATAAAAAGACGTCGTGTTTGCAGTAATCAGCAAGCTCGGCCTCAAGCGTATGATCCAATTCACTGAGTCCATTAGTTGAATGTACGGCTCGCCCTTTATCGGCAAGACCAAAATCTCCTGCGAGTTTTGCGAGGGAATTGCCAACCTCCACGCCTCGTAAAGCACGTGCCATCGACAACGTGTCGAAGATGAAGGCTGGCTTGATGCCGTATCGCCAGCAGAGGATGGATACATCGAACTGGGCGTTATGGGCGAGGACGGCTGTCCTGCTCCAGTCAATCCCAGCGACGTACTCAGGTAGGTCGCATCCTCCAACCCACACGATTGGATCATCACTTCCATACTCGTGGAAGCAACACCCAAATGCTTTGAACCTAGTATCACGTATGTACTCCTCTGTTGTCATCTTCGACAACGTGTAGTCCTTGCTGTCCCACCTCGTTTCCATGTCAATCGTCACGATCCGGTCGTATGGTGCGCTCATTCTTTCTCCTTCTCTATTTGTTCTCGGATGAGTTTTACCAACACTTGGTACTGCGCCGCGCTCATCTGGTACACGGGCTTGCGTCTGCCGAACAGGTAGCCCGACAAAAATATTCCTTTGGCTCTGTCGCGTGACACGTCTGTGATGGGTTCGTTATCATCTTCGTCCCCCTCCCAGTAGTATTTGAACGCTTCTTCAAAATCCAGATCAAGTTCGGCGCTCAATTAAACATCTCCTTAGGTGGGGCATCGGCCGTCACAACGGCGTGCACCAACTCGTGGGCTTTGTCCAGCATCCCTGAACACTCAAACTCGGTTGCGCCTGCGCTGAACATGACGAGTTTGTCGTCGCGGTGGATCAGCACCACTGCCGCAGCGTCGCTGTCTTCGTCGTAGCAGTCAGCCAGATTCACCAGCAGCAACGCGAAGTGCTTGCGTCTGTCTGAAGGCAGGGCCAGTATCTTGGCCATTGACTTCTCCCACTGATCTGTTATTTCTTTGTCCATTGCAGTAGCTCCTTGAGGTTGTTCATGTTGTCTTCGTTGATGACAAAGGCCAGCCCCTTGGCTGTGCGAATGGCATTGAGTTCGCGCTCTTGTAGTGCAGTGGTCTTGCCCTTGCCTGCCTTGCACTCGATGGCGAGGAACAGGCCGTTGTAGCAGCAGATGAGATCGGGAATCCCTGCACGCCCCAGCCCCATACCGGGAGGAGAGAAGTGGTAGATGCCCATCTCGTCAAGCAGCTTCTTGACGCGGTTCTTGACTTTCTTTTCTGGTGTGTCAGCCATGTCAGTACCCCCGGAACTCTTTGAGTTTTTGCATGTAGTGCTTGGCCTTGCCTGCGTCATCGCTGCCGTCCTTGCGCCCAGCACGCAGGCTGTACTTAATCACGTTGCCCTTGAGGAAGCCGATGAACTCCTCGTCAGTCATCACTGCCTCCATGAGGTGCCATGGCTGGATGGGCATGTCCTTGTAGTGGTTACCGCTGACTTGGATGTCGTCTGCGGTTGTGCCGTTGCTGCCGTTGTTTAGGTCAAGGTTCATTTGGTTCTCAGTTGGAATGGGTGTCATGCTTCTTTCTCCTTCGTTTAAGTTCAGGGGGCGGACAGTTTGCTGGGGGTACGACCACACACCATATGGCGCTTGGTCTACCCACGCCACCGAACCGGGTCCAGCGGTCGATGTATGCGTCAGGCATGGTGCTCAGTAGCTTGCGGATGTTGCCCGGCTCTCGGTCTAAGGTGTTGGCCATTGTGCCAACGTCCATGCCGTCAGGGTTAGCCCTAAGTAGTTCACGCAACGACTGCGTTGCAAAGGTTCTCATAGTTCGTGCTTGTTAAGTTGGGGTTTGACGTGCGGGTGAGCGCGGCTGTAGATGCCGAACTGCTTGTAAGCAATCAGTGCTTGCTCCTTCTCTTTGGTTACCCTGCCAAGGTTTGCAATCGAGCCGGTCATCTTACCTAGCTTGCGCTGGTCTTCAACAACCGCAGAAGCACGTTGGGATGTAGTCATTCCCGAGTCGCCCTTGGCGCGGAACGCAACGTCTTGCATAAACATGCTCGGCCTTGGGTTGTGTGCCCAATGGAATGGGGAGTCGGGGTGGCATTTACATTTCATTTCTTCTCCTTTTGTATGAGTGCGTGTAGTTTTTCTTCGATGGGAGCGTCAACCCCACCGCCTGTCCATGAGTCCCACATGCCTAAGCGTTTCTGGTTGATCGTCAAGTCTCCGTCAGGGCTACTCTTGAGCAAGACGCCCATCTCTGAACAACTCGCGGTGAAGTTCTTCGGTGCCTCTTGGTCTGGGCAGATTGTGTAGGTGTACGGCAGTTTAGCCATGGTTCTTCTCCTTCTTGGCGGCATCAAGTTCTTCTTGCAGGCTGTCGATGCCCGACTGAGTGCAGACAGCGAACAAAGTCTGGTCAACTCTCCACAGTTGGATGACCACGCCGGGGTCGGCAAGTTTTGCCAACTGGTCTTCGGCTTCAGCCATGGTTCTGAATGCGTTGAGGAAGGCGACGTTTCGTGCTTTTGTCATAGGTACTCCCAGAAATACTTGATAAGTTTGGCAAACCCGAACAGGGCGGCGACGCTGACAGCGCATGACGCCCAAAGAGAAGCTCATCCTGATCGCTATCTTTTTGGTGTCATGTGTTGCTCCTTGCTCGGATGGCGTCCATCATTCTTTTTGATTGCTGAACAGTGGACTGGTCAAACCCAAATTGGCCCCACTTGAACGGCTCCATAGAGTTTCGCTCATGCGCATCCTTGGTGTCTTGGAACTGCTGCCAAAGCCATCCGGCCACCTTCGCACACGCCTCACGCTCGTCAGCACGGACAAGCTCGGCAAAGTGTTCAATGTCACCATGCAAGGTCAGCTCGTTGGCTTCGATCAGTTCAAATACAGTTTTCATTTCTTCTCCCGCAAGCAGCTGCACGTAAATCCAGAGCTGTCATACCCAATGCCACGGCAAAAGGGGCACTGCTCATCAACCTCGGACCGCGGAACGGGGCCGAACCAGCGTTTGAGGAATTCGAGGATCGCGGTCATTGGTTCTTCTCCTTGATTGCATAGTCGTGAAATATTGCACCTTTGCTTGCGTCACCAACCTTGCAGGACTTGACCCAGACGTTCTTGCCTGTCTTTAGCCTTCTCAGGTGGCCTCTGCGCTCATGCAGTCGGGGTGATGCGTGTGTGCCCCCTTTGGACTCTTGGCGGGGCTTAGATGGCTCAATCCACACCGTTGTCCAGTCGTAGGTTGGCAGCTTGCCTTGCTGTACTTTGCGGCGGTTGGTAAAGCTGTCCCGCATAGATGGGATGTAAGCCTCAATACGCTGATCCATGGCGCTGTACCAGACACCAATCTGCGCCAGCATGATCTCTGCCAATTCCTTGTCTATCGGCTCATCATCACTGACTGCTCCGTAACGGATGTTGTTATCCTCGATGAAGTAGAACATCGCAGGGATGGGGCGCAGCCTTGTGCCGCTTGGCCCCTTCCACATTGACACCGTGATTCCCTCGTTTGGGTCAGTCCCAGCCACCAGCATAAGAACCTCATAACTCGGGTGGCTGCGAGTCTTTCCTTTCCACGCGACAAAGCATTTGTCAA